GTACTGCTGCCGAGATATTCATCACTCTGTGAGGAACTCATAATGTCTGATATGTAATCTTCGTACTCTCTCTTTTTATCTGGGTATCGGCGTATGATGATCTCTATCATGCGCCAACTGTCACGCTCTATTTTCATTGCTACTCCTTTCTGCTTTCCAGATCAACTGTCTTCCACAGTGCCCGCAGTTGGTATGCGGTGCCACCGGGTGCGCGCATCCCGGGCATATGTACTCATTAAAAGCTTTTTCATAAATAGGCTGTTTGTCCAGCATAATGCTCTTATCCGGTGTTGTACTCATACGCATGCTTTGATACTGACCGTAGGTCATGCCTGCTGCCGCGGCTGCTTGTGCGGCGTGGTTAAGGTCTTCTGTTGTCTTTCTTGCCATTGTGTCCTCACCTCCCTGATCTCACCATGCAGAATAGCAGCTCTGTCGTGGATCGTGTCCTGAATGATTTTCCGTGATTTGTCCTGACAATTGCCAACCGCGGACTGGCCATTCTGTCAAGCGGCGTGGGGTTGTCCATCTCCTGTATCATCGCTTTGTCTGCGGAGAATCTCTCAAGTGGCATATCCGGTACCGCCAGAAGGAAATCAGGACATACCGCTCTTCCCTCATTCATCTTGTATAAGTGTTCCGCAAATTTACCGCTGCGCATATCATCCAGCAGGCTCTTATAGCACTCCACCGTTGTCACTATGTAATTCTCCTCGGCAAAGAAATTCAGACCATTCCCAGAATAGAAATCATCCCGACAGGATTTAACCTCATAGCAGGCAAAGGTGCCGTTTTCGATCTCGCCTACGCAAGTCGCCCCTCTTGGGATATATTGCAGGAAATCTACTCTCTTTGTGCGGCTTGTACCATAATCCAGTACCACTTCCCGCGCCCAGTATTTACCGATACCATTGAAACGTTCTTGGATCAGGAGGTTACTCAGAAAGTCGGTGGTTTCTTTTCTTGTCATCTGCTGCCCTCCATGTCCCCGCATCTTATCACAGATAATGGCTTGTCGCATTCTGTACAGTCGGATCTGTCACAGTCCTCGTTTTGGCAATATTGTTTGATTGTCTCAACTGCATACCCACGGGTTGGCATTCCAGCCGTATTTATCGAGGTCTTGCTTTTTGATGGTGGAATTCCATAGTTTTGCAAATTTATCAATCATTTCATCTGCAGTATGTGGTCTGTCGAAAAACACTCCCTCTTTTGATGTGTCGCTTGCATAGATATCCTGCAAACGCTTCACCATTACATCTGTCACTTTCAGCCATATCCGGGCGGCTTCTTTCGGCATGTGAATTGATGGTTTCCAACAGCTATGCTCACTTATATCATCTAGGCTTGCCGTATAACCATCCTCGAGATCGTCAATGTTGAATCCATCCAGAAAAGTCATTTCGGCTACTCTTGTTGGTGACACATTATCAGGTACTTCGTAATAATATCCGGTATGTGTCACACCTTCATACTTTAGACCTCCCTCCTCTGTAATCTTCAAGATTTTCACATTGCACTTTTTCCACGTTTCCCGCACATAGAGGATATCGCCAGGCTTATAGGGCAGCCTATTATAAAGACTGTGGCAAGAAATTGGTATCAAATTATTTATATTATCCGACCAAGCAGCACCGCCTAATTTCCAAAAACCATCCTCGTGAATTGGCTGTGGCTTAATCACCCGCCTTGTCACCGTCTTCCTGCCATCCAAGATCGCTTGTACCATCTCCGTGTTGAATAATATTGGTTTTACGCTCATTTTCGCCCTCCTAAAACAAAATGATCACTGCAAGCCCTGCGACTACTACTCCGACCAAAAGCCACTCAATTACTCCCATTCCCTTGTTATTCATTGGCTACGTCTCTCCCTTCTTTGATTGCCTCCAGCAGTTCCTCCGGTGTCACGACGCTGCGGAACTGTCTGTATATGTCTGTAAAATACTCAAGTGCCGCCTGCCGCGCTGCCGGTGTCGTGACATACGTCCGGCTCAACACCTTGCCGCTGTGAGTCACTCCTGCCACTTCTACCAATCCGGCGCGGAGAAGC